TAGGTCTATAGTCGTATCTCAAAAAGATAACAACGATATACTCGTCGTTATGCCTGTATTTGATAAATATGCAAAGTGATGAACAGAGTTTTAAAGGTTCTCTTATACACCTTCAATGCCAGATTAGGTGTGTATAAATACGGGAAAGACGTAACAACAAATAAACCTAATGACAGGAGAAAATTATGTTTCAGATAGGCGATGAAGTAGTATTTCTACACCTCGATACGCTAACTTTAGAAGACGGAATAGTGATCTCAATAGGACCTAGCAATGATACGTATCCCATTATAGTCAAGCTAAAAAAAGAAGATGAGAGTTTTACAGCGGACGGGAGATACTATAATACTGATAGAATACCTCAACTCTACTATAAAGGAACAACTGTTGAGATAAAAAAAGCACCTGAACCTGATCGCAAATTATCGGATAAAGAAGAGGATCATATTTAAAAAAGGCGACAAAGTAGTATTTTTAGATGTAACAACCTCAACTTTAGAAGAAGGAGTAGTTACTGAAATTACTTACGGCGTTTATGCAGTTGTAGTACAACTTTTTAATGGCGGATTCAATACATTTATAAAATAAAATCATTATGGCTTAAGGGGAAGACAATGTTTAAAGTAGGTGATGAAGTAGTATTTTTAGATTTAGAAAAACTAATCTTAGATAAAGGCGTAGTTAGTACAATTAATGAAGCCTATGATTATCCTGTAGAAGTAACACTTGATTGCGATAATATAATGCTCACATTTACAAAAAAGGGATTTATATTAAAATCAAACAACATACAGCAGCTTTACCATAAAGGAACAACACTTGATTTCAATCCAGCACCAGAACCTAAACGTCATCCCAACCTACAACTAAATGATCTAGTTTGGGTTTGGAATGACAGCGAATCAAGGGAACAGGCACTTATTAGGTGCTTTGCAGAGTTTACTGCCCAAGGCAAAATAAGATGCTTTATTAATGGGGAAACAAATATTCGTACTATAGAAACAACTATTTGGGATAACTATGATGTACAGAATGAAAGGTATTAACGAACTCACAGCTGAACAGATTAAACACTGGGATTGCCAAACTGATACCCATTGCGGTTGGAAGCTAGCTCGACCCATTGGACGCGGTGGAATTGTGCGCCGGTTCAAGAAGGCATGGAAGGTGTTCACTGGGAAAGCCGATGTGCTGGTTTGGCACAAACAGTAGTGCTTTATAACAGGCACTTATTAGGTGCTTTGCAGAGTTTACTGCCCAAGGCAAAATAAGATGCTTTATTGACGGAGGAACAAGTATTCGTACTAAAGAAACATCTATCTGGGATAACTATGAGGTAGTAAAAGGAGAAAAAATGATTACATTAACAACAGAAGAAGCAATAACAATGCTTAAGAACTTGTCCCAAGCGGATGGAGCACTAGTTGCGCTGGACGGTAGTCAGGGTATAGAAGACTATTTTGATTACTCAGTCTCCTTGCTAACTAGTAAGCTATTGCAGGAGGATAAAGATGACTAACTACACACTAGAACAATTACGAGGAACAACTGATAAACGACTTGACCAAATATCATGTGCAAATGAGGATTATCTCGATACTTGGGAACCAACAGCTGATACTTTAGAGGGTAAAGCACAAGCATGGAATTTAGCTCAGAAATATGAACTTGATATTGATTTTGAAGAGGGAGCTATTTTATTTCCGTGTTCTTCTGATGCTTATACGAATACACGAATTTGGTTTGAGGAATGCGGAACTGCGCAGCGAACAGCTGTAATAGCAGTAATACTTTTGAGGCAAGAAAACAATGACTAAAATAATATTATCCACACTGCTACTCTTACTAGGCTATTGCATAGCCGTAACAGCTATTGATTGGCTCTCATTGCCTGTTGTAGCGTTTAACTATGAACATGAGTGCCAATGGGTGCAGATAGCAGGTAAAAGCGGTATAGAGCGTCGTAAGTGTCCAGCAACGCTGCCTAAGCGATATGATTGGTATTACACAGAAGGAGAATTAAAATGAGCAATTACAAAGAGCCTACACAAGCCGTGATTGCTCTCATAGAAGGCACTTTGTCGAAGGCAAGAAAAAACATTAAGGTGAAAATAGTTGAACGTCTTATTATCTGGTGGAAGTTGCAACAAGCAAGAAAAGCTGCAAAGAAATATAATCTTGATTTTGAGCTTAGATGCGTATTTAACCACCAGATACCCTACATTAGTGCTGGAAAAGGTATTGTAAAAGTGCCAATGGAGAGTGGTAAAACAGGATTATATAAAGCTAATATTACTGAGTTTTTGGGTAATACGGGTCAGAAAAATTGGAAGTTTGAATTTGTTGGGTATGATACAGAAGGAGAATTAAAATGAAAACAGATAAATTAAACGAGTGCTATAGCTGTGTTCATAAGAGAGCGGTAACTGGAAGCGCTCATATTCAATGCTTAAAGCCTGACGCGGATATGAAAGGCTATCAACACGGCATAAATAATGGATGGTTCCATTATCCATCTCTTTATGACCCAATTTGGAAAGAAACTAAGTGTAAAAACTACGAAAATCGGGAACAAGTAAGTGCTACAGGTGAGTCAGCTTGAAAGTTCAACGATTAAGCATTGACCCTAGCATATCACGATAAAGAGGAAAATTAAAATGAACGATTGGATTGATAATGACGGAACTATGCCTTCTGTGGCACTTGTAGATGTTATGTTTTATGATGAGGATATAAGACTATCCAAAACACCTGCATCGTACGCATGGAGAAAGGATTCATGTATTCCCATTAAGGCATGGCGACCTAGTTGCCCTGGTGAAAATCGGATTGATGTCATTGCACAAAATGGTAACGATGGTGATCATTATAGAGTAGACGATAAAATGATAGATATAAGTAAAGCAGAAAAATATTACGGTAAATTAAAAATTTTAAGTCATAACAAAGAAGCTGATTACTTACTAGAATTAGCTCAAGATTATAAACGTGTAAATAACAAATTGAATAGTCTACGTGAGAGTATAAGAAAGAAAAAAGACTTAGATGAAATGGTAAAGGTATGCAAAGGATTAAAAGACAATACTGATTGCTGTATTGCTCTTTACGAAGCGGGATATAGAAAGGATGAATAATGCTTTCTAACGAATTACGTCTCTTAATTAGAGATCGTATGGAGGAGTTTGGGTTTATTTTTTTAATATTTAACGGTAAAACAATAGAAGTAAAAACTTTAAAAGATTCTTTTAATAAAGAATACGTTATAGGAAAGTATGTTAGAAAAAATTCAGATGCTCTTATTTTTAATGCTGCTATATCCTTTTTAGAGGAGTTTAATTTACTATGAGTAACTTAACTGAATTAACTTTAAAGTTAAAATTAGCAGAATTAGAAATAGAAAAGTTGAAACTTAAAATTCAGCTATTAGATCAACAAAAACTTGCAAAATTGCAAGAACAATTACATGAGTTTTACTTAGGAACTTCTAAAGTAGAACATTATTAATCAACCTATTAGGAATTAATTATGAGTTTAATGTTACGTAAAAACTGTCAAGAAGCGTTAGATACCTTTGGTCTAACCAATTACCATGTAGAAATTAACAAGGCTAAGTATTTAGCTATTGTAGGAAGTTGCGGGAAACCTTTAATGGCGGTTACAGGAATTTCTTTTTCTAAGGCAAGTCCCTCAAAAGCTGAAATTGAATATGCAACAATGCTACTTAAAGATTTTTTAGTTAAGAATGAAATAAAAATAAATAGCTTCATAAATTTAGTGATAAAAACTGAAGAGGCAAAAAGTACTCTTAAAGAATACCCTAGTGGTATAGAGGGAAATTTAAATCTTACTAGAGTCTATGGTAGTAAAATAACTGACAGAGTTCCTAGACCTTATATTGAAATCTTTTTACCTTCTGTAGCGTTTAAACTATATTTATATAACAAACAAGTTTTTAGTATTAATATTAGTAAAAATACCTCGTATCCTATGGGTACCTGTGATTTCTCTAGTAAGCTAAAACTTTCTAAAGCAGAAGAAGCTTTTAGTGTTTTAGAACAAGAGTTAGCAATTTACAACTTAGAAAAAGAAATAGAAAATGCTAAAAGGGATTTAGACAGCTGTAATATTTAATTAAAGGAGATGTTATGTCTAAAACACTAGTAATTCGTAATGTGGATTTAGAACTTCTTAAATCACAAATTCAAGGAACCTATGATTTAGCTTACAGAGAACGTAAAAAAGCTGAATTAAAAAAGCAACCTCAACGAGAACTTAATGCTCGTAATTTAGATGCTTTATTAGATATGTTATCTGATGCGGAAGTATTAGATGCGTAGCTTACTTCTGCTAGGGGCTTATAAGAATAACGAATGGGAAACCTTAGCAGAAATCCCAGAAAGTAAACAGGATCTTAAAAAAGGCATTCAGGAGTCTTTTGAGAATGCCTTTGGAGAAGGATGGTCTTTTAAATGGACTATAAGGTAAATAACTATGAAAGTGTGTAATGATGCAGCTAACATCTTTCTTTGGCAAATGGGCAAAGAAATAGATGAAGATATTGAGGTATCCATAGATGGTGAAAATTGGTTTGATCCTGTAGAAGAACCTTATGCAGGAAATGATCTTTATTATCGGGTAAAACCTAAACCAGAATTTAAGGATAAAATATGATTAAACTAACTCCTGAGCAATTTGAAAGTAAGGAGCATTTAGTTCATGAAGATGGAATGATATTAGTTTCAGCAGGACCTGGAACAGGTAAAACATTTTTAGCTGAACAAGTAATTAATGCCCTGTCTCCTGCAAAAGTTCTTTATACTGCTTTTAATAAAGCTATTGTAGAGTCTGGTAAAAAACGATTTGGAACCAATTTAGTAGAGTGTAAAACTCTTCATTCATTAGCTTATAGGTATTCTCAACCAAAAGGAGAAATTAGGTCTACGAATTATCGTGATTTACCTAATTCTCTTACTTATGGACAAAAATACGAAGTTCTTCAAGCGATAGAAAGCTTTTTTGTATCTGCATCTTCAGATATGTGGGAGTTCTTTGAGGACTACTTTGGAAAGCCTAAGAATAGACCATTACTTATTCAAACGTCTTTAGATACTGTTCATAAAATGTTAGATAAAGAGTTACCTTGGAGCTTTAGCTTTATGCTTAAGTATTTTCACTTAATGTTAATAGAAGACCCAAAAGTATGCCATTACGACTTAGTAATCTTAGATGAAATTAATGATACTACTGCGGTAGCTTTAGAAATTTTTAAACTATTAGATGCTCCTAAAAAATTAGGTATAGGTGACCCTCATCAAGCAATATATAGTTTTATGAATTTAGTGAATGGATTTGAAGAATTAAAAGACATTCCTATTTATTCTTTAACGCAATCTTTTAGGTGTAGTAAAGAGATTGCTTATAAGATTGAACAGTTTATGCAAAGCTATGTTTCTAGTGATTTTAAATTTACAGGCTCTGATACGCCCGTAGAGAACGGCAAATCTCTTTACTGTACCATGACTAATGGTTCTATCATTAAAGAGCTTGCATATAGGCTAGGAGAGGGTAAAAGTTTTAAGTTACTTAGAAAACCTGCAGACATTTTTGCATGTTCTCTTGCTGTTTTATCTGCAAGTAATGAAAGAGAGATTTATCAATCCCAGTATAAGTATCTTCAAGATGTTTTTAATGATTGGAAATCAGACTCGAGTGGTAAGTATAAGTCATTTTTTTCTTATGTATTAAAAAAGCTAGATGACTCAGAAGTGCATAGTGCAGTTCGTTTACTTTTAGGATTACAGAGAAGAAATATTAATTTATTTGATATTTATAAAAAAGTTAAAAGTCATAAACAACAAGATGATTATACTATTGCTACGGTCTATACCGCTAAAGGTTTAGAATTTGAAACTGTAACTTTAGCTGAAGAGTTTGATAGCCTTATTGCAGAAGCTAAACAAGCAGGAGAAGAAAACGTAGAAAAACAACAAACATTGTTTAAATGTTTTTATGTTGCAGCTTCTAGAGCAGGTAGAATACTTAATAATGCTAATGAGTTATCCCGATAGGTTAAGTTTACTTACCTTTTAAAAGTAAACATATTTAGGAGTAAATTTTAATGAGTACTATTACAGAAATCCTTCACAGTTCTGAAGAACCAAGTGAAAAAATAATGAAGATTGCAAGTATTGTTGCAGATACTCGAAAATCTTATGGTAACAGAGAAGCAGTTATTAGTGTTCCAGAAGTCACAACAGTTACAGGCATATTTCCATTATCGGCACTTTCTGAAGAATCACAATTAGAATTGGCAAGTATCCAGGTTAATAACATTCTTCAAGAAGTTATAGAAAGTACAAATGCTACTGAAGGTGTTAACGCAGCTAAAACTGCAGAAGCATTAATTGCAACAAATCCGATTTTAGTAAACTTAGGAAAGAAAGTTTCTTTCGGTTCTTTATAACTGTAAAGATTAAGTAAAAAGCCTCAGCATACTTGTATGTTGGGGCTTATTTTTTGGGAGAATACAAATGACATCTCGATTTTTACCCTTTGTATCAGAGGATACTCCGATAACTACGGTGTATAAAAAACTGTTAGAAGGGGGTAAAGGAGTTCCTAACCGTACTACTTTAAGTCTTACTGCAAGTATTTATTTTTTAGGGATTGAAAAAGTTAGAGAGGAGTTAAATAAACTTAATGAAGTCTCTTGGGTAACTAAATACTTTGTATTTATAGAACAAAATCCAAAATTTGAAATAACTAGGGAGGTATTTTTATATTTACATAATCTTTCACAATATGTTTCTGAAACAGAAATGGCAATATTAAAAGAACAAAAAACTTCTCTGGCTATTGCTTATATCTATTCTATTTTTGGAGACTCTAAAGAATCCCCTATTGATTTAGGGGTATTTAATAATTTACGGTACCTTCGTGAAATGGATACTACTATTAAAGATTTTCATAGTTTAAATCTTTTTAAAGATGACGCTGCTAAATTACCTGTAAATAGTAAGGAAGACTTAAAAGCGTATATTTTTTATTGCATGTTAATTAAAAAGGATTTTAAACATCCTGTAACTTTAGTTTACAAAGGAGCTACTAATGACTAAACATTATAAGTTTCCTGAAATCAGTACTTTAATAAATGCAAATATTCCCGTTCTTTTACATGGAGAGAGGGGAAGCGGAAAAACTACTTTAGTTAATCAAGTTTCTGAAGCGTTAGAGTTACCTTTTTACGTGTTATCTATGACTCGTCAAACTACGTTATCTCATATTATGGGATTTATGAATGTTAATGGCATTTATATTCCATCATTATTTAGAAAGGCAGTAGAGGAAGGTGGAATTTTTCTATTTGATGAAATAGATGCTGCTGATCCTAATGTTATACTGTCTTTAAATACTTTAGAAAATGGGTATGTAAGTTTTCCTGATACTATTGTAGAAATACATAAAGATTTTAGACTAGTTGCTACAGCAAATCCTTTTGATGACCACAGTCATTACACAGGAAGAGCACAATTAGATGCTGCTTCCTTAGATAGGTTTGATAAGGTAGGAGTTAATAGAGACAAAAAGTTAGAAGCCTCATTAGTTTCTGAAGAAACTTATAAAGAAACCTTAGCTATTCGTAGAGTAATCGAAAAACATAACGTAGATATTCATATATCTATGAGGGACACTATTCGTTTAAATAAGAGAAAAGCACTAAATTTAACAAAAGATTATGTTAAAGAAGTACTTTTAAAAAATAACTCTGCTTTATATGAAGAGTACTTAATAACTAAACCGAAAGAAAAAGTTAAGCAAGAAGATATTACATCTGTTGATCAACTTTGGGCACAATTACAGGAGAATTATGATGCATAAGCTTTTAAAAGAATTTAATACTTCGTTACCTTTAAACGACATATTTCCGTGGAAGGGAAAAATGGAATTTACAGATAACTTTGAGTTTCGAAATGTTCATCACTTTGTTCAAGTAGTGAAAAACTTATCACAACACCAAGATAATTACTGTGGAGTTAGCTATAAACAAGCAGTTAAAGACTTAATTGCTAAAAAACCTATGATTACTCCTGAAAAACAAGAGAGTATTCGTAATTTGGTTAGAAGTAATCTGCACAAACGGGGATTGATTACTGAAGAAATTTATGAAGCTTTTAAATACGCTACTGAGGGTACTCAAGTAGGTATTGACGTAGGAAAATACGCTGCAGGAGAACCTGATTGTGTTATTACACCTACTAAAAAATATATTGATTTATTTTATGAACTATTCATAAATATTAGTTACCCTTATTATGTTAAAAATGAAGATATTATGAAGAATATGGCTAAATTACTAGCTACAGTTGAGGAGTTAGAACGTCAACATATCTTTATTAAGATTACTTTAGTATTTCCTGCTACAGGTGTTTCAGGAAGTAAAAGTATGTTTTTATCTATTCCCTTGTTTAGTCATAAAGAGTTTAAGGATATTGGAGTAATGTCATCAGTACTTAATGACAGACTTCTTCGTAAATTTATGTTTGCTATCTTAGAAAATTTCTATGGTAATACCTTAGCTCCTGGCTATGGTACTGCAACAACTATAGATAAAACTATGAATTTAGGTAAGGAGTTTAAAGAGGTTGAATTTTTTGAATCTGTTAAATTCGAGGTTGGTGCGTAATGTCAAATAAACAATTATTACAGTCCTATGTGGAAGAGCGAACAGCAAGAACCCCTAGGTATCCTAAAATAGTTGGTTTAAGTATGGATACGATAGCAGGAGAAGTTCCTTTTAAGCTTAAGTTAGCTATTACACTTTCAGAGCTAATTACTTTCGTTTCTCATTTGAGAAAATCAATTAAATTGTATGATGGTACTTTAGTTCCTGTAAACGCTATAGTCTTCGCTCTTAGTGCTTCGGGTACATCAAAGGATAAATCCTTAAACGCTATTAGAAAGTCCCTTCAGGGAGGTTATGATACGATAGAAGCAGAACGTAAATCATTAGCAAGAGAAGCAGCTAAACGTGAAGCAGATGCAGTAACCGGTTCTTCTGAAAATTGGCAACAATTTTATAAAAAACCTAAACCGTTACAAGCAGGATTAGGAACAGTAGAAGGATTAATTCATCATTTTTCAGAAATCGCTACTTACGCTGTTGGAGCTGGTTCAGTTACTTCTTCAGAAATAGGTTCTGAATTACAAACTAATTCAAATATGTCTGATATTATTAAAGCTATTTCTGTAGCTTATGATTTGGGAAATATTGATGCTAAGATTGTTAAGTCTGTAGAGAACCAAACAGCAACAATAAAAGGATTACCTGTTAATGCTTTATTCTTTGGATCTCAAGAAGCTCTATTGTTTAATAATGAAATCAAAAATAAATTTAAGCTTGCTTTTAATACACAGTTAGCTCGTAGGAGTATGTTTTCATTTACTCCTGAGGTGCCTAAAAGCGTATCCTTTAAAACTATTGAGGAGCTTTATGAGTATCGTAATGAAGAACGTGCAAGAGTACTTGCTGCACAAGAAGAAGTAGGTAATTACACTGATACCCTACTTTCAGATGCTTCAACAACGCCTTTGATAATTTCAGAAAATGCTAATAAGTTATTTGACGTGTACTTAGAGTACAACGTTATTAGAAGTGATGAAATATCTAATAAATTTCCTATTTCTAAATTAAGTCAGAAGCATAAACAATGGTTAGCTTTAAAACTTTCTGGTGCTTATGCAATTTTAGATAGATCAGAAAGTATTAGTGAAGAACATTATGCTACAGCAATTAATACTGTAGAACTACTAGCTCCAGATTTACAACAATTTGAAAAAGAGTTGGTTAAAGAGCCTTATGAACAACTTGTGGATATGTGTAAATTTAGTGCTCAAGATAGACAGTTTTTCCTTTCGTTACATGAATTGAAAAAACTCTCTTATATAAGTGGTGCAGGAGCATCTAAATCTAAAGTAGAAGAATTGGTAGTTATGGCTAATAGCTATGATGAAACAGGAAACTATTCATTTACTGGTGCAGGTATTGAGTATAAAGAAATAGTTAAAACAGATATTATTGGGGTTTCTTATATTGTGTATGACACTGATAAGAAAGACTCAGACTTTAAAGTTTACGCAGAAGATAAATGCCATAAAGGTTATAAGTTTTATGAAACAGAATTTCCTGAATTAAGTCTTTTACTTCAAGAAAATGCTGTCTATTCTCCTTTCATGTTTGATGGAGGTATTAGACATAAAGATAACGTAATAGGAGGAGCTAAGTTCATAGTTTTGGATGTAGATAAATCCTTCTTAACTTATGAAGAAGCTCATATTCTCTTAAATCAGTATAACCACCATATTGCATTGACAAGTGATCCTGAAAATCATTATAAATTTCGAATACTTTTAGAATTTGATTCTATTGTTGATGTAGATGAAGTGACCTGGAAAGCTTTAGTTTCTACTGTAGGAGAAGAGTTAGGTCTAGTGGTAGATGTTCTTCCTAAAAGTCAGATATTCTTTTCTTTTGCGGATAGAGAAATTCTTACTCAGTTAGAAGGGGAAACATTACCTAGTAAGAAGCTCATAGATCAGGCTAGAGAGATTATTAAGGACAAACCTACTCCTACTACCAGTTTAACTCCTAAAGTCCGTCAGCAACGCTTAGACGACCCTAAAGAGACATTTGGATTTGCTTTTGCAGCAGAGAAAGGAGAAAGGTCTATTAAAATGTATAGAGCTTTAGCATTTGCTATTGATTTAGGAGCTGATGCAGATTATTTAAAAAATCTTGCATATGAAATTAATGATTACTGGATTGTTCCTATGGGAAAATACAGGTTAGAAAAAACATTAATAGCACCTGCTTTACGGAGGTTATAGTCATGGATATAGGAAACTGGAGAAGTGCGATACTCGTAAAATGTAAAACGTGTAAAAAATATATGAGTCATTATAAAGTTACTGATAATGCTCAATGTGTAACTTGTCAAATGAGGAGGCTTAAAAAATGAGTAAAAAAATAGGTAATGCAGAATTTCTTATGGATGCTTATGCTACATACCAAATGGAGACTATGGATCTTAGTGTGCTGATGCAACTTGCATACGATAGTGTTTATGATGATTTAGAACAAGACTACTCTGATAAGCACCTACTAGAACGAATAAAAGATTCAGGATGTTCTGAACTTTTAAAAGAGGTTGAATATGTGGATTTATGACGAAAATAGTATTTCATCTCATGCAGATTTACACCCTGATTGCACAGCTATTGTTTACCTTATTCATTATGAAGGAGGTAAAAAATATATAGGTAAAAAACAGGTAAGAGCCGTAAGAAGAAAAAAACCTACAAAAGCTCAATTAGCAATACGTAAAAACTTTGTTCGTAAGGAAATTACAGATTTACCCTTTATGAATTACGAAGGCAGCTTGGATAAATCAGAATGCCCAGCGATAGTTAAAAAAGAAATTCTTTATCAATGTTCTGATAAAAGAACTGCTTCGTATTTAGAAGCTTCTTTGTTATTTCAGCTTGAAGCCTTATTTTCTAACGAGTACCTAAATAAAAATATTTCAGGAACGTATTTTGATAATGCTCTTGACGGACTTATTAAAGATTCTCCTGAAACTAGAGGCTAAGGTAGCGTTTCTTGTATCTATCGTTATAAGTAATGTGGATTAACCAATAGCAACTAGTTTCAAGAGGCTTATATCTTAGCTTTATACCCAGTCGTCAGCGCATATACTCTTTAGTATTCCTTTAGTTATGTAGGAGACTATTTATGGAAATCTTACGTAAACGCCCTCTAGCAGTAGCTTTAAGCAGTATTTTTTACCTACATAAAGTTGTTGCTAAAAGGGTGTTTATCGACAAGAAGTTGTAGCTGAGGTACTATGTATCTACAAGATCGTGTAGAGACAATCTTGTTACTTTCGTTACTTATTAGGATAACTATGCATAACTATAACACAGTCTGCTTCAAGCAGAAAACTAAGAGGAGACCTAGTAATATGTATTTACGCTTAAAAGATAAAGTAGAGATTATGAATAGATGTAATTCAGACTCTGCTGTAATTCTTTTTGAGTATTATTTATCTAAAGCAGGGATAGAGGATTTTGAATTTACTGATAAGAAAGCAGCACATGCCTTAGAGTGGTCTATCAGAAAAGTACAAGAAGTAAGAAAGAAACTTATAAAAGCAGGATACTTTCTTCAGAAGAAAGGAACATATCATGATGGTAGAAAAATTGTTACTACTTATCTAGGCAGAGAAAAAACAGAAGAGTTTTTAACTTTAGAACATTATGAAAAAGTTAAAGAAGTATAGGTATCCTAAACAGGAGAAAAGAAAATGAAAAAGTTTACTTTTACAATTATTTTATGTTTTAGTTCTTTAGTTGCTAATGCAGGAGAGTTTGAATGTACTGTTAGCAAAGCAATGTATATAAATGCATTAAGACCTTTAGTTCCTAAACTGGTTAAAAACTATAAAAAAGGAAATAGTAAAGCTATAGCACTTACTGAAAAACACATGAAAAAATACGTTACATATATTTTTGAAGATTGTGAAAATATTAAAAGTCGTGATCAGTTAAATAAAGTTCTTAATGAACTTGCAAAAGGAACTATATTATTCGTTTTGAGTAATAAAAATAAGGAGTAAGTATGACTATTGAAGTGGAATATGAAGTAGCTTCTACTGATTGGAAGCGTAGAAGACTTCTTAAAAAATTAGAAAATATACCACTATTAAGTTTTGATACAGAAACTAAAGGAATGTACTCAAAAGAAGAGCGTAAACAAGCTAAACAGCTTTTAGATAAAGGAGTAACAAATCCGAAAGTAAGAGCAGAGTATAGCCTTATAGTTAATAACTCAGGTTTAAGTTTTCCTTCTTTGGTAAATACTACACATTTTATATTTGGAGTATCAAAAAGCTTTTCTTATATTCTTATAGCTTCTTCTTATGAAGAAGAGATGGTTATTTGGAATTGGGTAAAAAATTATAATGGACATTTAAGAATATGGAATGCTTTATTTGACTTAAAAATTATGTATAACAGAGTTAACGCATTTCCCAAAAGCTATACGGATGGAATGTTATTAGCTAAATGCTTAATTAACAATGCGGATAACTATAAAGCCTTAGTAGGTTTAAAAGAGCTTATGGGTAGTCATTACAAGCCTAGTTGGAGTCTTTATGACGCTTATGAACCTGAGAACCTTAGAGACTTAGATTTTCTAGAGTACTGTGCAATTGACGGTGCAGCCGTAATGCTTTTTTTCGAGCAGGCACAGGTACATCTTGATAGTACAGTGCAATAGACGGTATTATGTATATACTCTAAATGTAAGGAATTTTAAATGTTTGAAAGACACGGTGATAGCGGTACTCGATTATACAATATCTGGAAAGGCATGAAAAACAGATGTAAATCTACGTATTGTACAGAATACCTGAAAAAAGGCATTAAAGTATGCCCTGAGTGGCATAATTCATATACAGCGTTCAGGGCTTGGGCTAACAGTAATGGATATTCCCAAAATGCTTCAATAGATCGTATTGATAACGATGGTAACTATGAACCAAATAACTGTAGGTGGACTTCTCAGTTAGTACAATCAGCTAATACGCGGATTCTTTATAAACATAATAAATCAGGATACAGAGGAGTAAGTTGGAATGTAGCATACCAAAAATGGGAGGTATCCATTAGTGTAAATACAAAAACCATAAAAATCGGATACTATGACTTAATTTTAGATGCTGCTAAAGCATATGATACTTACGTAACCGATAATGACTTACCTCATACAACTAACGGATTTACAGAAAAGGTGGAGTCTAATACAGGTAGAGTACTCACATCCGTTAATACTTCAGGGTATGTTGGAGTATCTGCCCCGAAAAGGATAGCCAAATTTAAGAATCCCTGGACTGCTCAAGTAACTATTAAAAAGACTCGTGTTTTTGACGGGTACTTTCCTTCAGCCCTTTCAGGAGCACTTCATAGAGAAAAGTTTATTATTGATTCGGGGCTAAAAAGCAAACGAAATTTTAGTGATTATGAGTACGTAAAATTGTGGGAACATTTACAAAAACATTTAGGAGTGGATGATCATGAGTAAACGTCCTTTTGAATTACTTCCTTTGCCTCTTCCTAGTGAATACGATCCTGGACCTGAGTATTTTTACAATAATTTTGCATCTAAATTTATTGAAGATATGATTAAATTGATGAATACAGGGTTGCATATTGATTATAGAGCAGTAGAAAAACTTAGAAGAACTATAGATTCTGTATTAAAGGATGTTACAAAAAGACTTAATAGAAATCCAATAATTAAACAGTATCAAGAAGTTAGAGCTAAAAAACTTCAAGAAGTTCATAAAGCTAAAGCTACTGCAAATGTAAGAACACTTTCATACTTTTTAAAACAGTATAACCCTAAAGATATAGTTCATCGTACTTGGGTGGTAAATTACTTTTTAGAGTCTCAAGGACATGAAAATAAAATTAAGGATAAGTGGACTATTGCTGCTCTTAAAGCTCTTCAAGTTTGGTTAAAAGCTCCTTTTATTAATGCGTTGTTAAGTAAACAAGATATTTCTAATTACTTATATACCAAAGAGGGAATGAAAAAATTAGCAGAATATAAGTTAGATTTATGGAATCGTCCAAGATATGAGTCTGCTAATCAGCCTGTTCCTGTTCCTAAATTTAATCCTGGAAGTGCTGTTCAAAAACAAGAGCTATTTGCTATGTTAAATCTTGAACCTCTTTCAGTAAGTAAAAAAACAGGAAATGCCTCTTGGGGAAGGGACCAAATAGAGGAATTACAACAGATAGTTGTAGATGAAGAAGTTTTAAAAATTCTTCAAGCTTTTATAGATTTTTCTTATAGTGGAATTATTAAAAGTAATTTCTTAAAAGCTTTTGATTCTTATACTATTGATGGAGTACTTCACGGAAATATTAAATTATTTGGTGCTAAAAGCTTTAGAAACACTTCTAACAGCCCAAATTTGCTTAATGCGCCTAGTACAGGCTCTATTTACGCTAAACTGCTTAAAAGGTGCTTTATAGCCTCTGAGGGAAGAGTAATCTATACTGCTGATTTATCTGCTTTAGAAGATAGGGTTATTGCTAACTTATCTAAAGATACTAATAAACTCGCTCTATTTCTAGAGGGTTTAGATGGACATTCCTTATCTGCTTGCTACTACTTTAAAACTAGAGTTGAAAGTCTTATAGGTCCTTTTGAAGATTTCAAAGAAGCTAGTCGGCTACTTAAGAAACTAGTTGAGGAGAGTAATAAAGAAGCTAAACAAATAAGACAAGATTCTAAGCCTGTTTCTTTTGGATTAGCTTATGGAGCATTTCCTCCTAAGGTAGCTCAATCTATTAAATGTTTACTTGAAGAAGCTGAAAGAATCTTTAATGTTTACCATAACGAGCTATTTCCAGGAATTACGGATTATAGAGAAAATTATGTATTAAAAACTGCTAAAGACCAAGGATATATTCATTTAGGTCTTGGATGCAGAATGTATACAAGGGACCCTGAGAAAGAGATTAGAACATTGGCAAATGCCACTGTGCAATTCTGGAGTATTCTAACTCTAATAGCTGTAAATGAGCTTAATCATAGAATTAGGGAAGCAGGATTGGAAGATAGGATGGATATTCAATCTACGATTTACGATAGTATTTATGTTGATGTAGATAAAGACCCAGAAGTTATTGCTTGGTTAAATAAAAATCTTATTGAGGTTATGTGTGTTCCTTATTTAGAAAATGAACAAGTACATAACGAAGCTGAAGGTGAAATAGGCTTTAATTGGGCAGACTTAGAAAAAATAGAAAATAACGCTACTCCAGAGGAGGTTACTGAAGTACTTCAAAAACTTAAAAATAACCATTAATCAAAGAGGAATTTTTATGCCCAACAAATTAGATTATGTAAAAACCCCAAAACCTAATGAGTCTGCTACGGTATTTAGTCCTAGTCAGTTCTCTAAATTTATAGACAAACCACATAACTGGTATAGAGAGCAAATCTTGGAAGAGGAAGGCTTTACAGGTAATACTAGCAGTGTAATAGGCACAATAGTACATTATATAGCTGAAACAGTAGCCAAGGGACTTTCTGTAGACAAAGAAGAGATAGCTCGTTATATAGCAGCTAAAGAGCCTTCAGAGGACTATGATCCTGTAGTAGTGGAAGCTATGTATCCTACAATGGCAGAAGCCTTAGTAAATGGTTATGTTTTAGAAAACAAAAACAATTACCATGCAACAGAAGAGTCTCTTATTACAGAGATTGATAAAAATTGTTTTTTAGGAGGTACTATTGATGTTATTCAAGGAAGTTTACAAGATGCAATGATTGTAGACTACAAAACTTACAATAATAAAATAAAACCTAAGGCAATACCCAATTATTATAAATATCAATTACTTTGCTATGCTGCAATGGCAAAAGCAAATGGCTATAACGTTACACGTATTAGGTTAGTTTATGTTAATAGACCTATTGAGGGGGCTATAAGTGAAAAGACAGGAAAACGTCTTAAATCATACCCTTCTGAAGTCACTGTGCTTACAGAAGAGCTTACAGAAGATGATATGAAATTTATAAAAAGTATGTTGTATTTAGCAGTAGATTCTTTAGAAGCTGCTAAAGACCATCCAGAGTTGGTTCATGTAATTTTCCATGATCCAAGATTAAAGGAAAATAAATGAAAGTAGCGATAGTAGGTATAACACAACCTAGAGTAGACGGTGTTGATACAGCAAGTGAACTTGTAAGTTACTGTGCTAGGGTATCCAACCCGTCTAATCAAAAAAATAAAAATAATACAGGGTTATTAAAATATTGTATTAAGCATAAACATTTCAGTATTTTTGAGATGGTAAATATTGTAATGGCTATTGAAACTACTCGTGATATTGGAAGGCAAATTCTTCGTCATAGAAGTTTTAGCTTTCAAGAGTTTAGTCAGCGATATTCTACAGCTAAACAAGAAAGAGTACCTCGAGAATGTAGGCTTCAAGACACAGAGAATAAGCAAAATAGTTTTCCTACTGAAGAATTGAATCTTAATAAAGGCTTTAATAAGGCTCAAGAAGACGTATGGTATATTGCATTAAAAGAGTACGAAACGGCTATTAGCCGTGGTATAGCTAAAGAACAAGCTAGAGCATTACTTCCTGAAGGATTAACTACCACTAACATGTATATGAACGGCTCATTACGTTCTTGGATTACGTTCTGTCAGGTACGTTGTGGTATTGAAACACAAAAGGAGCACAGGGATATTGCTAAAGCAGCAGTACTCCTTCTTATCGAAGAGTTCCCTTTTTTAAACGATGTACTAGGTGAGTGTCTTGAAGATACCTACAGTGCAGAAACATAGAGGAAAATATTATGAGTAAAGCAGTAAAAGTATTAGTATCCGCATTTGAATCTTGTGGGAAATCTACAGTAACTTCTCAAATAGAGAATGCATTGGTTATTAATTTAGATCATAAAGAGTATGGGTTTAAAACAATTCATGCTAACATTCCTAATTATGAGGGAATGGAAGAATTAACAGGAGAAATTAACTCTAAAATAGAAGCATACAATGAGAAAAAAGGAGTGTATCCTGATACTGTAGTTATTGATACAGTAACTCAGTTATATAGTGCTATTCAAAAGTACAATGGAACTAGATTTACAGGTTTTGATATTCACTCTAATAATAATAGAGATACATTAAACTTTAACGGGTATATTGAAGAAACCCTAATAGCTAATGGCATTAACGTAGTTATCGTAGCCCATTGTATGTTTGATCCTGATAGTGGTAGACATATAATTCCTGCAACAGGACAATTTGCTAAAGCAGGAAGTTGGATGTCAGTAGTAAATGATGCCATTTACATTGAGAAAAAAGCTACTAAGCTAGTGGTACATCAGACATCTATGAAATTTCCTTGTCGAACTACCTTAGAGGGATTAGAGCCTTCATTACCTATAGAAGACTTTGATATTAATAAATATATTAAAACTTTAGTAGACTCTAAAGCTGAATCTGAAGAGTGGAAACTATAATGAATATTTGGAATTGTGTAAAAAAGTTTCATAAAGCGTTTAATCTTCCAGTAAATAGAACTCCTATTAATCTAGGGGTATACGATATGTCTATCATAATGGATTTAAAAAATCTTCAGAGTACTCTTCAAGCAGTACGTCATAAATTAAATAATAGACAGTCAATAGTAACAGCCGAAAATATTAAATTACGTATGCTTAGAGTTTCATTACTCTTAGAAGAAGTTACTGAATACCTTAAAGCAGAAGAAGACAATGATATGGTAGAAATTGCTGATGCTTTAGGTGATATTCATTATATTGTAGCAGGAACAGAACTTGCTTATGGTATTGATGGAGAAGCGGTATTTAAGGAAATTCAAGATAGCAATATGGCTAAACTTGATTCTGAAGGAAATCCTAAATATGACGGTACTGGCAAGGTAGTAAAGCCACTAGGTTGGGAACCTCCTAAGATCGCTAACGTGCTTAGTCGTGTTGTTCAAAGTGTGTCTAAGGATTCTTCCCACAGCTAGTCTTCTCCTCCTAGTTGCTGACACATTACCTTGTAGGGGTACTTCGGTACCCTTATTTTTTCACTTCTGTAAAGTACTTTATTTTAGAGTGCTTTATAGAGTTGTAAAAACAATTCTATTTTTAATCAAAGAGGAAAAATCATGGCAAAATCATTTTTTACAGTAAGTACAAAAGAAGAAGATGTAAAAGCGTCTTCAAGTGCTCATATTAACCATTCTGGTATGTATGAAGTTACTATCTTAGCAGCTATTGTAAATGTATCTACTAACGGTTCTACATCTATTGACTTTTATGTTGATAATCAAGGACAAAAGCAAGTTATTTACGGTAATTTACGTATTACAAATAATGACGGTTCACCAAATAAGATAGGCTCTAAGCTATTTAACCAGCTTCTTGTAGTTGCAGGGTTAGAAGAAGTCTCAGAACCTGTAGAAATGGAATTACCTATTGGTAAGAAAGAAGCTCCTAAAACAGTAGCTGTTCTTGAGGATTTGATGGATATTGACGTTATTATGCGAGTTCAAATGTCTTATAGCGTATGGAATGGTAACATTCAAGAACGTAGAAATATTCGTTCTTTCTTCCGTGATGATAAAGCATCTGCTGAAGAAGTCCTATCAGGTGAAGGCATTGGTAAAGGATATGAACGTGATGAGAAGTATGCAAATAATGTCACGTATGAAAATGACTTAAATGCAGAAGCTATTGCTGCTTGGATTGCTGGAGGACGTGAAGGAACCGTTACAGCTAAAAAAGCCCCTAGCTTTGGAGGCAAGCGTAGATTCGGTAAAGAGTAGTGTTAGACTCTTTAGTAGCCTTAGCTAAAACTATTTTAGTTGTAATCCTTACAGGAGCTACCATATTAGCTTCCTTTTATTTAGGGTACATCTTAATAGTTTTGCTTATCCTAGGAAGTGTAGGCGTTATTGCCTACATCTTCTTTTCATGGGACTCAGGCAGTAAGAATGATACTGACTGGTTCGATTTTAAAAACTAAATGCATGTGTAGGAAGGATTGCTCCAGGTCCAAATGTTTCAAATGGACTATGGAGTATTCCTCCCCAACTTGTAGCTTTATTATAGATATTAGCATCGACAACATTTTCAATATGCGTACCTAAGAAGCTGTCTATAACTTCTTCAGTTCCGATACTTAAAGGTCTATCTTTAGCTAATCTATAAATAATCTTTTGGACTCTTAGCCAGAAAGAAGGAAACATCAAAATACCTAAATCACTTGCTTGCTGTACCTTCATAGGCATATTTTCAATATAGTTAGGGAATGAATCTAAAACTTTAATTTTAGCTTCTTCCTCTCCCATACCTTTTTGCACTAGGTATCTGTAATAAGTTTCTTTAGCCAGTACGTCTGATAAATCTGTAATACTTGCACCAAGACGTACAGTCTCAGATTGAGGAGCATTAATAAACTGTGAAGCGTATGCTACAGCATCCTTATCAGTTCTAATCTGAGAAAGTCTGTTATGTACTTTAGTTAATTCACTTTCGAGTTCTTTTCCTGGTCCATATTTACCTACTATATTAGCTAAATGGAGTAAAAAGTCTTCTCCTTGGTATCCTATATTTTGTAAAGTTAAAAGGAAATGAGCAACGTAAGTTTGTTTTCCATCTTTAGAATCCAATAGGTATTTAAGAGCTGTATTTACATCTTTTTGAGCACCTCCTAACGTCTGGCTTTCTCGTGAGATAAGAGAAGACCCTAAGGAGTTTAAAAACCCTTTATCCTCAATAGACGAAATTGGGTTTTGTTTCATTTTAACTCTTAAAGCTTTTTCTTTAGCCTTAAGCGTAGTGCTATTAGGATTAGCTAATAAACGAACTTTTAAATTTAACAGTTCATTTTTAACTTTTGTGTACTCTCCGTATTGCGCCATAATTTCTTTATAGTTATTATGAGCAAATAATGGATCAACACCTACAGCACCTAAATAGGCTATATTAGAAATATTATCTCTAGCAATTTTTCCTGGATTCAAAACTACCATTCCTATTTTACTCATAGATACAATATCTTTAACTATTCGTATTCCCCATTTCCATTTAGGATCTGTAAAAGGAGAATTAGCTCTTCCTCCTAGTAACCAATGAGCAATATCTTTACGTACCCATGTTACTTTCTTATCAAAGTTATTTACATTAGATGCTCTTTTACCTACTGGGCGGTATTTATTTCTTACTTCTTTTGGTAAATCTTTATACGCTATTCCGTCTTCTTTTAAGAACCAAGGATCATCTCTACTTTCATCAGCAAGAGTATCTTGAAGTTCTTTCATAGAATCTTTACCTACTGTAAAAGTAGTTTCATCCTTTAACATTTCACTTCTAATAATTTCAGATTCCTGAATAGATACTGCATGAGCAGTACTTCTTATAAGCGACTGTACAGGACTTAAAACACCCATAGCTTTACGTTCTTTCTCCGTAACAACTACTTTATAGCCTGTAGGTGTGTTTATTACGTTACTATAGCCTTTAAGGTCAGGAGTTACAGCAAAGTCCGCAGTAGACATTTTAACGTCTGTAAAGGCTCCTGGAAGTGTTGTAGAGTCTATAACTTTTCTGTATACCAAACCCAAAGTAGTTTCTGTAGGTTTCGTTACTACTTCCCACCCTTCAGTATCTTCCCCACTTTCATACGCAGCTAGTTGTTTAAGAGTAATCACCCTTCTTTCAATTCCTTCTTCATAACTATGAGGAATCCCTGCTGCTCTCATATGATTTCTACCATTTATACCTACAAGGCTTAAATGATTAGCCGTTACTTGATCTTGTAAAGCAGCCATTAGGTCTTCATTTTTAAGTAGGTTTACAAATTTTTGAGTTCCTACAGTTTGAATAGTCCTTAATGCATGTAATTTTCTAATATCACTGTGAAACTCTGATTTTTCAGAACTAAAACTGTAAAGATTGTAAGCAGTTCCTGTTACTTTGTCGTGAATATCTAAATTCACTAAATCATCAATATCCTTTAAAATATCCTTATGGTCTTTAAGTTTAATCTCAAGTGCTTTCACTTCTGCATTAATACTTTCTACGGTATTAAGCTCTTTAGCTTGTACAAAGTACTCGTGTAAAGGAATTTTCATAATTGCATTATCTAAAGTAGCTGAATCCTTTTCAGATAAGTCTTTTGTCAATTCATCGAATTGAGTTAAATGCTTTTGAATAAAATCATTTCTTTGAGCTGTTACTTTAGCAAACTGAGCAAGAACTTTAGCTTTTTTAGACTTATTAACATTTTCACCTGTAATTGCATGTATAAGAGCACGAAAATCCTCAGAAGAGTCATATACTCCTTTCATCTTTTCAAATACTTTAGAATACAACTCAGAGTTACTTAAAAGTCTATGTGAGTATCCTAAAGCTGTTTTACCTGCTTCTTCTGACCTATCCACAATAATTCTAGCTACTGCTTTATTTAAGTAATCTACTGTAGATTCTTTTAATTTTTTATGGAATCCATAAGTTTGATTAATATTATTAAGAACTTTTGTAACTTCCTGTTCATGAAGTTTTCTTTCCGTAATTCCAGTATCTAAAGTACGCTTTAACGCTCCATAAAGTTTTACAGGGTGAATAGGTAAATTTTCATCTTCTGCTGTTAAAGCTTTTACGATTTTACGTAACTTTTCAATTACCCTAGCAAGTCTTCCTTGTTTAGGAGAATGTCCAAGTTGCACATATACATCATTAGCAAATTCAGGATCTGAGTGCATAATTGCTACAAATTCTGCAACTCGTTCTTGATCAGTACCTTTAGTGTTAATGTAAGTTAAGGTTTTCTTAATCAGTTCTGATTTGATATTACTAGAGTTTTGAAGACCTTGGAGAGTACGATGGATATATGTAATATCCCTTTTAGTTCCTTCATCTACGTTAGAGTCAGAACTCATAACTTGTACAATCTTACCTACTGTAGCTGCATGAATAATTTCATGTTCAACAGCTTCTATTGCTGCAGTCCTATCTGTTATTGTTGGATTTACAGTAATAGTGTCAGTTTTAGGGTTATATTTAAAATTCTTACCTTTTCTAACCTTGGTACTGAAATGAGCTAAAAACTTCCTAATTAGTAATGAATCTTTAGCTAAATCTTCAACGTAATCTTTAGTTGCTACAGAAGGATTAGCTTTTGTAGCTGTTGTTTTTGTTTCATCTCCATCGGAAGAAGGTGTAAAAACTGAAAATAGTCCTTTAGGTTCCTTAGGAACTTTAGGTTTCCTAGGAACTTTAGGTTTCCTAGGAGTTTCCGCTTTAGGTTCAACTTTTTCTTTAGTGGCAACAGGAATTTCATCCTTACTATCCATACTTTCTGCTTTAAACGCTTTATACTTATCACCATCTCCTATTAATGCAGTAGTGTCTAAGTTAAATTTCTTTGATAATTTCCGCTTAGTTTCTACTGTTCCATTCACTTCTTTAACTAATTCTTGGTACTCAGCCTTATTTACTACGTCTGGAGCATAGACTTTTAGAGCTTCTAACATTTGTTGATGAATATCATAAGAACCTAATAGTTCTTTAGCAATTTCTTTATAAGCCTTTTCTACAGCTCTTACAGTTGCTACAGTGCCTCTAACATCATCATGAACTACTACAACTCCATCTTTGAATCCTGCTCTATCTAAAGCATGATAGATTAAGGCAGAGTCAATTCCATGAATTGCTGATACATCCATAATAGTTTTATGAAGTAACTCTTTACGAGTAAGCACATCAGTACCATCAGGCATTTTATGCATAATCTCAAAGACTTTAGCAATTGCCATACCATATTGGGCTAAATCCTTAGAAGCAGTTTTGTTATCTAAAATAGCATCTGCTGGAAGTATTTTTACTACTTTATTACCTACGGTTTTCTTAACTAATGCGAATATTCTGTTTGATCTTTCTACATTTTCAGCTAAGTATTTTTCTTTTACCGCAACGTCTAATAAGTCATATAGCTTTTCTGGAAGTCCACTATCCACAAGAGCTTCTTGAATTTTACTGTAGAGTCCTTCTTCAGCAAGTAATTCAATCTTAGAAGTTTTCAAATAACTAGGGTCATCTAGTAGCTTAGCTAAGTACTCTCTAGTTTTTGGATCATCAACATTTTCAATAATTCTATCAGCTAATGAAGAAGTCATAGTCTCTTTAGAGCCTTCTTTTCCTTGCTGGTATACAAAGGTCATTGTAGGAGGTTTAGCAAACTCCCTAACATCATTACCATCATCAAAAAGAAGATTTAACGTATCTGTTAATACTTCCTTAACGTTACTAGGTTTTGTTCCTAAGTCTTGAGCTAACTCAGCAGGATGCTCTGTTTTTAGATAAGAATCTACTGCTTCAATCATTAAGGAGTAAATATCCGCATTAGATACTTCTATGGTACCATCATCTTTAACTAACATTCCTAAGCGTTCTAAGAAAGCTTTAATATTAGGGTTAGTTCCTAATGCTTGAAAAAAGGTTAATGAACCACCTGAAGCAATAGCATCTGAAGATACAGTAAATTCAGTAGTAATTTTTCCGTCTGTATTATTACGAATATCTTTAACTGCTTGCAACGTAGTTAACAGAGATATATAGTCTGTTCCAGGAAATAAATGAGGCAATTCACTTAAACGAAATAGCTTATCTTTAAGAGAAGAATCTTTAAGGTATCTGTCATAAACTTTAAGAGCTTCTTCTAAATTTTTATTTAGTTTTCCAGATACTCCTACAATATTTGCATAAGTTAAACCATGACCCATAAAATCAGCAACTTTATGAATAAAGTAGTCATAGTCATCACTACCTACTTCAAGAGTTTGTTCTCCTGGAGTAAGAGCATACCTGCTTTGTTTAGATGCATGAGGATTTAATACACTATTTATGTAATAAAGACGTATGTTACGTCCACCTTTTAACCCAAGGTGTAAATTTGCAGGTTCTTCATCTGACATCAGTAGGTCATAAAACTCTGCAATGTCATCAATAGCAGTAGTTTTAGAGAGTGATTGTCCTGCAGTACTTTCTGCTTTATCTACAGAAAAGTTATTTACATCTTTTATTCCAAATAAAGACCTAAGTAATTCAGGTCTACCTTTATAAATTTGTTTGATAACTTTAGATGCAGGTAATCCACTTCTCTGTACTTCTTTATGTAAAAGTTTTAATAACTCATGAACAGCTCCATGAACTTTAAGATTCTTTTCATAAAGTTTTTGACGTACCTTGTCTAAAGTATCACCTACAACGGTTTTTTGGTCGTCTAATGAACGAAATTCCTTTTCTGACATAGTTGGCTTAGTATCAGGAACAACATACTTTGTAGGTTGTGTTAAGTATCTAATAGCTCCAAGAGCATCCGTAATAGCTCCAAGTTCTGTATTAGTAGTATCTGATCTTTGTCTTTCTAAAAAGTATTTAGCTTCTTCGCTATCAGCTTTTTTGATTCCAAATGCTTTAGGATTTAAAGAAATAACTGGAGTACTATCTGTAGTAGCATTCATTCCTGTTTCTTTTACTTTAATAGGCTTATTTTGGTCTTCTGCCTTAATATGGTCTTTAATAGACAGTCCTTTATCAGGAGATGTTATAAATCCATCTTTTTCAAGAAGACGTAAAGCTTGCATACCTGTTTCATGGTATAACGCTTCTATTTGTTCAGGAGACATTTTATTGTCTTTAGAACTCGCAATTCGATAGCCTTGTTGGTAAAGAACTTTTCTACCTATAACTGATGCTATTCTTGCTAAAGGTAAATTAGGAAGTATTCCGTTTACTGTTATTTTATTAATATCAATCTTAAAATTATTAGCTTTATCAGATTCTCCCTTAGTAGCTTCCATAACTTCATAAAGAGCTATGCTTTTAGCTACAGTGCTGTCTGAGTTACTAAAAAGCTTTTTATAAAACTCATTAGGCTTATTAGGGTTATTGGTAAGTCGTTTAAGTGCTCCCTCTAGCTTATTTACAATAGCCGTAGAGTTACGTTTACCTTTAGGAAGAACTCCTATAAATAAATCAGTAATTAAGCTTTTAATCTGTTCTCCAGTAGTGCCCCATACGTCATAGCGTAAAGGATTATTCTCGTCTAGGACTACTGCACCTTCTTTATCAATACCTAGTACTGTTTTTTGAAATTCTTCAAAATCTGGACAGCTCATTATACTTTACACTCTGGGAATAGTTTACGGTAAGCTTCTTTACTTTCTTCTAATGTAAGTTTTTTAGAAGGCACTGTGGAATCCTCTTCTTCATTAGGGTTATATAATGCTAACTTAAGTAGGTTATAAACTTCAGCATTTTTCTTAAGTGATGGGTATTGTTCAATAAGATCGTTAAAATCTTTATTTGTTCTATATCCTTCTTTACTTAACTGAGCAACTAGTTTAGGGAGTTCCTTAAAGATATGTTGTGTACCATCATTTAAGTTTGTTCCTTCATCTATTTCTTTTACTAAGATATGAATAAATGTTTGTACTGATTTACTTGCTTTAACTTCAGGCTTAGATGGAGTTTTCTCTGAAGTAGCCTTCGTAGTTTCCTCTTTAGGAGGCTTTTGCTCTTTCGAGGTAGTATCTGATGGAGTTTCCTTAGAAGTCTCCTCAGAAGCCTGTGAGGAACTCTCATTAGAAGTATCAGGTGTCTCTTCAGAAGATTTTTTATCGGATGTCTGTTTAGAAGAATCTGAGGAATTTTCCTTAGAAGTCTTTTTCGAAGTAGAAGACTCCTCTTTAGCTTGAGCTTCTTCTCGTTTAGCTAAGTTATCAAGTCGTTTTTTCCATTTAGCTAAGGTTCTTGGATGAATAACCCCTTTACCTTGCTTTTTAAATGCTTCACTATTTTCATAGTGGGATATAGCATTCTGTAGAGTTTTAATAGTATTAAGACCCTTGATGTTCTTATGCATAATGGCACTAAGGGTTGCAGATAAATTAGGTATATGAGTTTCATTTGTTATTCCTCCTTTAGCTACGTCTCCAACTATGCCAAAAGAGTCTATGTTAGAGTCGTCTATAATCTTAGAGCCTTTAGGAGAAAATGCATTTTGTGCGCTAGTCCTACGTCTATGAAGTTTCTGTAATGCTTTAGCAGCTTCAGGATTCGTATGACTGACAAGAGCAGCAACTCTTTCTAAATCATGTGCAGATAGCTGTTGTGCTCTTTGTAATACTCTTCCAGGCACTATTGAAGGATCTTTATTAATATCCTTAACAGTGTCTACAGCTGATTGAGTTTCTAATTCATTTGCAGCTTGAGTAATAGCTTCTTTAGAAGGTGTATTTTCACTTTCTTTAGAAGCACTATTTACTGTTTCCACAAGGTTATCTACAGATTCTTGAGTAGGAGCTACTGTGTCCTCCTCTAGGGGATTACCAGTTCTATGCTTAAAGTGAGCTAAATTAGATCCGCCTAGTTCTTTTTGGATTACAGTTTTAACTTTTTTATTATCTATTTGTAACGCTTTCTTAACTTGCTTAAGCACTTTAGGGTTGCTTAAATTCTCTTGAGGAATGTTAAGATTCTGTCTAAGTTCTTCAACTTTTCGTGCAACTTCTTCATGTTGCTGAAGGTCATCAAAACTTTTTGCATTTTTAATAATATCTGCTTGTTGCTGTAAGTCATCTAACTTTTGTTGAGATACTTGAGCAGCAGCTTCATATTCAGTATGGAAATTTTGCTTATCTTCTTCAGATAAGTTATTTCTGGAATTTCTATTAGCTGCATACTTAAGAGTTCCCGTAACTCCTTTAGCTATAGTTTTAACAGTTCCTGTAGTAGCATCAACACCTAAACCTACACCAGTAGCAGGAATAGTAGTAATTCCTCTAGCTAATCCACCAGCACCTACACCTAGAGCTGCAGCTCCTGCAGCTTGCTGTTGGTTTTCTTTATTGTTTACTTGTTCCATTACAGCGTCATAAAGAGTTTGACCTGTTTTAGGATCTACTTTTTGAGATAAAAGTTGTTGCCAAGTTTGTAAGTATTCCTGAACTCCTTCAGCTCCACCAGCTTCAGACATCTTTAGCATACCTGAACCAATTCGTTTTGCCATACTAGCAATAGCAGAAGAGTTAGGTTTCATAGCATTAATTAAGGATTTTATAGCATTTAAAGATTCTTTTCCTTTTGGAAGATAAAGATGTTTAAGGATTCCAATTTCTGCTGTTTGAGTAATTGCAGCACCTATAGCCATAGTTGCAAATCTATCTGCAGTAGGATTACGTCCTCCGTGGGAATCTCTATACTGTTGAACTTGACGTTCAGTTTCTGCAACATTCATAAAAGATGATTGAGCTAAGGCTTTAGCAGATGCTTTAATAGCTTGATTTGCTTTTTTAACTGCCTTATATTCATCTCCAAGTTTAGAGAACTTGTTATAAATACGTCTAAGAGACTTAATTTCATTAGCAATTCCCGCAACAGGACTTCCAGCAGCTCCAATAGCTAATGATCCTGCAATACTTGAACCAAGGGTACCAGAACTGTCTGCAAGAGTTCCTGGAGCAGCTTTAGCAATATCTACGATACTATTAATAACGTCCCCATTAGCCACATCGGTCATTGCTTGTTGCTGTTGTTGATGTAAGTTTTGTCTTACTCTAGGGTCTAATCCTACAAACTTATCTGCTTGTAAAGGACCTGAATAGTTCCCTCCAGCAGGCATTTGGAAATCAGCACCAGCTAAGTTAGCTAAGTCTTTAGTTGCATTAAATTCATCACTAAGTTCTTGTATTCCTCCAGATGCTGCTAAACCTCCAAGGTTTCCACCTACAGAGGAATCTTGAGACATTGGAATGTATGCTTTTCCCGAAGGATTAACAGCATCTAGTAATCTTGAAGCTTTTTGTTCTTGTTTAGCTACAAGATTTCCATACTTATTAGCTTCAAATAACGAGGAGTCAGGAGTAAAAAACTCATCTAAACTCATAATTTAATTCCCAGAGAAGTGATCATAAGTTTTTTGTAAAGTATCGTTAAGACTGAAAGGTTCTTTACCTGCTGCAACTTCATTATTAGTAGCTTGTCTTCTCATTCTGTCTAAGAGAGATTCATTAGGAGGAACTTTTAATGCTTCTTGACGTGCAAAGAATTTAGTAATAGCATCTCTTTGATCTTGTGTTTTAGCTAGTTGGTTAAACTGATCTTGAGTAACACCTGCATCATAAGCAGGTTCAATTTTAGATGCAAAGGATCTTCCATCTCCTGTGATATAACTAGGTCTATTACTNTNATNATANGCNTTTTGAGCTACNGCTTCTTTAACAGTAGCTGGNNGTACGTCATTACTTGCAGTAAGTGGAAGTTCTATAGGTTTAACATCAGGTAAAGGTATCCCTGAAGTANCTTGAGGCATAGGAGCTATATCAGGTTTAACAAGACCTAAAATTCCACTAACAATAGAAGCATCAGGTACTCCATGAGGTACTGTGGCATCTGAAATACTTTTTAAGGTACTTAAGTATTGAGGAGACCTAGCATTTCTTGATCCTCCATTTACTCCATTATTAGCATCAATAGTTTGAGCTAAACTAAGGATTTTATTTTCTGCTCCTGCTTCTCCATCATTCCATCGGTATCCAGGTGTAATTGCTCCAGTATTATTATTCATAATTTGAGCAATAGCTGTACTAGCTCCTTCGGTAGAAACCCCATTAGCTATAAGATAGGCTGCAAGAGATGTAACCTGTCCTTTATCTGCAAATGAAGAAAATAAGTGTCTTGTATTATGCAGGAGACCATCATCTATTTCTCCTAAACGAGCTTCAACTTCAGAAACTACTTTATTAACATCACCTTTAGCAGATCGTGATCCTGAGGTACCTGTAGGTAATGCTTTAACCATTAGGTCTAATTGATCCTTAGAAGGTGTAGGAAAATGCCTTGAAAGTAAAGTTTTAACTCTAGTGTCTATTTGAGCATCTGTCATATCACCTCTAGCATAGAGAGCAGCTCTAAGCTCAGAAGCAGCATTATTAGCTTTTCTAATAGATTTACCATTTAAACTTTTTATATATTGATCATATACACTTTTCTGCTTTTCAGGAGAGGCATCTCTAAACTCTTTATTTTTCATAAGAGCTTTTTGGATAGAACTACTCATAATACGTTTCATACTATTATTTAAAATAGTATTAGCACTTTTTTGATTTTCCTGTGCTCTTGTAAACCCTCTCTGTTCTTTATCTATAGCATCCTGACGTGCTCTATCAACTTGAGACAAAGTACGTTCACGGTTAGCTAAAGTGGCTTCTTTGTATGCCTCTTGGTTACGCAACTCTTGTTTCTTAAGTCGTTGAGCAGCTAAAGAATTAAGTGCATTAGTAACTTGTCCTAATGCATTAGAAGTATTACCAGAAGGCAGTGTAGGAGCAGCTATATTGGTCCAGTTAATTTGAGCCATGGTAGTTCCTTAAATAGCAGAGCCATTTACATGTTGTTGGTTATTAGCAAGGTAATTAGAGTAATCTGCAGTCCCTACTTTATTTCCAAAGAGCTGAGCTTGCATTTTAGCTTGATTAGCTAATTGGTTATTTACAACAACTGCTTGATTAGCAATATTTCTATTTGTAGCACCTTTTTGAAAGTTAAAGGCTTTTTTACGTAACTTATTTTGGTTATACACATTATATGCACTTGCCAACCCAGTACCTAAAGTTCCTAATGCGGCTAAATTATCTAAGAGTCCAGGATTGTCCAAAAAATTGAAGGAAGATGAAGAGTTGCCAGGCTGTGCTGAAGAAACTCCTTGAACTGCTAAGGATTGGGGTACTGGAAAGTACCCATCAGGGTTAAGGTTAAGTTCATAAGCCATTATATTACTCCTACTTTTAAGAGGTTATCGTTGTAGTTAGCTACAAGTCTATCATAATCAAATAGAGCATTATACTCATATATACCGTCTATAGCTGGAGCCGATTGGGTATCCACTGAACGAAGAAAAGCTAAAAACTCTGCATCTAGTGTGGGAGTGTACTCTGCTTTATGTATTTCGTCTAATCTTGCTTTTGCTGCAACATTAAATTCTGATATATCCTGTATTAGTCCCTTAGTTTCTTCTGTAGCTGTAGTTACGTAAGCTTTACTTAAGTTGTCTGCGAAATTTGTACTTAAGTCTAATAACTTTTTAGCATCAGTAAAATTGCTAAGACTTTTAAAACCTTCTCCATCTGGAGCAAAACTTATGGAAGCTACAATTCCTACTATGGTAGCTAAAATCTCATTGCCTGTAAGCTTAGCAATTTTAGAAACTACTGCAGATATTGCGTAATTAATAGCAATTTGCTTAGCAACTGCAAGTATAGTAGAAGTTGCAGTAGATTCTGCAGCAGTAGCTGCTCCTGAGGTTGCTGCAACAGCAGTTCCTGCAGAAATAACTGTAACAACAATTAGTACTACCTGGAAGAGTTTTAAAAATCCTCCAGTTTCATACCAGTGGATTTTTGTTATTTGAATAGCATAAAAATCCATTCGTATTATTTTGTCATAAACATCCATCTGTTCCTTTGGAGTTAACTGATTAAGTGTGTACCAAGAAACAGGAACAGTGAAATCAGTATCTCCTAATTTATTAGCAGCAACTTCATGATGGCTTTGATAATTTATTGCTGCAGTACTACTTAAATTACTTATAGTAATTACATCATATCGTGCAGTATCTATTTGGTGATATACAGAAAGTATGTCATTTGCAATATTATGAGAATAGCTATTTGCTGGTCCTATATTACCTACAACTGAAGGTGAGTAACTTTGAGCAGACCATACAACAGCATTTTGAATATCAGATTCTTCAACAGTTAAAAAGAATTTTTGTTGGTTAGACTCTACTGGAGATTGCACAATTATAGGGTAAAATAAATACCAGAGAAGTTTAGCTATTGCTTGTCCTGTATCTAAGGGGTTTACACCTACATTTAGGTAGGCATCCTTAATTAAGGCAATATCGGGATTACTTTCAATGTTAGCTACAAGATCATCAAGCTTTAAATTTAAAGGTTTAAGTAACGCATTCATAGAATCCTTTTGTTGTGTTGTAGCATAATTCGGGAAACTTACCTTATTTTTCCTTAGTACAACAATAGGGAATAGTTCAAAATTAGTACTTGTATTAGATATAGGGTCAACATTAGGGTAAACATTAGTAGCTACCCCATAAATCCATAGTTTCCAATCAACTCCTGTAGGGTCTATATCACTAAGGTAGTATTCTACTATAGCAGATTGTGATCTAACGAAGTTGGGTTGTACTAGTACTTTACTCATTAATGTAGTCGTTGCAGGGTATCCTGCAGAACTATCTGTAATAGTTATAATTCCTTGAGAAGTAATGTCTACCAAAGGATCAGAACAGTTACTAAGCTGGATTATAAATGTTTCTCCACTATCATCTACCAAATCGGTAATTATAGGAACTGTAAAAGATTGTATTTCACTTACTGTACCTGCAAAAGTAAGAGTTCCTGACGTAGTTACATAGTCAGCACCAGCAGTAGCTGTACCTGGAACTGTGGTGTAATCTACAGTAAATCCAGCAGTAGGGGTATTTACTATGGATACATCTATAGATACCGTAGGAGTACCTTCAGCTACTGTGTTATCAGAAACTAGCAAAGACAGTACTTCATCATCATGAATAAGCGTAGATACCATAGAAGGCACCTTAGAGCTTACAGATTCAAATATCCCTGCGGTATTGTCAATAGCCCCTAGAGTGACTGTAAACTCTCTATTACCGTCTATTAAGGCATTAGCTACTGTAGGTACTGTAAAATCTACAGTACTCGTATTTGCAGGCATTACTACAGAATTAACTGCTGTGTAATCTGTAGCAGGAGCAGAACCTCCATAAATAAGGTTAATTGTAATGGATTTACCTATAGGTACAGGTCTAGTAGAATGGATAGTGTAAGTAGCGTTATTTCCTTCTACTACATTTTCATTTCCAGTAATCCAAAATTCAGCTAAGTTAGCTTGTCGAGAAATTGTAATTTCAAAATTTGCATTACCTGCATTATAAAATATGGTACCAATAGCCCAATTAGAATAGGTTAATCCTGTATCTGTATCAGTATACGTAAGAGTTCCTGTTGCAGGTTTATAAAAGTAAGGTGATACTTGTAATTCGTATTGAAAGTGCTGAAGTTCCGAAGGGTAGTCAGAAGTAACACTTTTCACTACAGCAAAACTTCCAAATTCAGATATTACTGCAGAGTCTACAGCAGTGAAATCTATAGAAGTTCCATGAATAGTAGCACTTGGTATTCCATCAAAATACCTATGAGTAGCAACCCTATAAAAAGAAGTAAGGCTTACTTTTGTTGAATTTATCTGAAACCAGTAATGATCAAAGAAGCTATGGGAAAAGTTTAAATCCTTAGTTTTTTCGATTACGGCTTTAATGATTGCTTTGGTGGATGCAAGTTCTACATTTTGAGCATATATTTTTGTAGATATTTTTGAAACTTGTACAACTAACTCATCTTTAATACCGAATATTGCAGCAACTTCTTTAACAATAGGTACTACAATATCATTCCATACTACTTGAACAATAGAGGTAACAACACTAACAGCTTTACTTACAACACTTTTAACTGCATGAACTACACCACCCACTAGGTTACTCCTGCAAATTTAAAGAGTTCTCTAAGGTAATCAGCTCTAATAACAACTTTTTTAGGAAAGGCTACATTTCCTTTTACTGTTGCATGATCTATTAAAGTTCTGAAATGTTGTACTACTGTTTTATCATGTAAATAAAATTGAACAAAAATAACTTCAGTATCCTCTATAGTCATTAAAGCAGTAAGAAGAGCTAACCATTCTACAGGTCTACCTACCCATGAGAGTGAAACTCCTTCTACTACATATTCATCTTCCCTTAAGCAGTAAAGGAATACATTAGAATTTTCAATACACCATGCACATTTTTGCTTTACACAGTGCCTCATACGTTCTTTATACGCTTCAACTTCTTCTGGAGCTACAATCCTACGAACACACCTAAAATGCTTGTCAACGTCCTCTAAGGTGCATAGACGGTATGTTAAGGGATTTCCAAAAACATCTATGATTACTTTTGACATGCGGATATTACACAAGAGTTTATTAACTGCTTCATAGTAACCTCTGGTAGCATCTTTAGAAACTTGTAGTTATCTGTAATTTCCTTGAGGATTCCGTATTCATCGTTTAGTTTAGTCATCAATAAAAGATAACCTAACTCATCTAATTCAGCTTTACTTAAAGTGTCATTAAGAGCTAGAGGTCTTCCATTACATCTAGTTATCATATCATTACATAAGTTAAACGTTCTTCGTTTACCCATTAGACAATGACTACAGCATTAGCACCGTCTAGGTCATTTAATAAGTCATTGGCAATGTCATCTATAGAGTCCGAAATTACTGCTTGAGGAGCAATAGCAGATCCTGCAATAGATAACGTAGCTGCATAACCATCTAACATTTGTTTTAAAAGTTTTTGTTTAGCGTCAGTTTTAAAGCCTAAGGTTTGAGCAGCCATTAAAGCAACTTTCTGTGCGGATTCAGCATCTGAACGAGTAGTTGCTGCAACTTGTTCTAAATCCCTATCAGAAAGTAAAGATGTTTCTGCTTGAAGTTTCGACTTTTCTAAGTCAATAACACCATTAGGCTCATTGTTTTTAACTTCTGAAGCAATTTTTTCTGTTAGTAAATCTGCTTGCTTTCCTGCAGCTTGTTCTTCAAGAAGGAATTTAATAGCTTCTGCTAATGTTGATTGCATAGAGCCTAAATAAACTTTAGCGTAGTCTTCCCCTGTAATAAACCCTTTATTGTATTGATCTTCAATATGAAGTTCTACACTATTAATAAGTACATCAAAGACCCCTGTCCCTGTAGTGGTACTTGTAGATGTAGTTAAGTCTGTTAAAGCTATAGCAGTCATACAAAATCCTTACGGAGAGGTTACATAAGTAACCTCTAAATAGATATTCTAGTTACGCAGCAGGTTTACCGTAACTAACAGCAAATTTCTTAACTTGCGTACTTACTTTATTCCCTGTACGTTTACCATCTACAACTTCGTCTTTGTGTAATGTCATAAGCGTAGACTCTGCTATATTAATTAGCCCTTGTTCTAACTCTACAGGTATATCTAAAGGAACTAATTTAGATAAACCAAAATGTTGATTTTCAAAGGATAGATAAGCAGTAGTCATAAAGTCATTTTCACGATTATCCTTATTGGTAATTGTAACTATTTGAGTAGCAAATGCTTTTTCTTTAGCAGTACGAATAGCGTTTCTTCGCTGTTCTAATTTTGAGATAGATGGAGTTTCCTCTACAGGTTCTGGAACAGCTAATTCTGCTTCATTTACAGCAGGAGGAGTTATTTCAGATTCTAAAGAGTTAATGATTAATTCTTCTAATCTGAGAGTAGAAATATTTTTAGGAAAAGTTAGTCCAAGGTCTGTTGCTTTTGCTAAAAGTTGTTTACGGTCTGTCATAGTAGTTCCTTAATTAGTTAAGTTATAGAGGCTCCGAAGAGCCTCTATAGTATTTACCTAAGCTTATTGTGATGCTGTAACTAACATTTTCAATAAACGTTCTTCTCGTAGAATGATACCTGCATGCCACATATTGTAGCTGAAGAAACCTTGAGTACCGTAAGGATTACCCAATTCTACTTTTTCAGGAGATTGTGCTCGGAATTTGATCTTATTGTTACCTTTTAAACCTACAGTAGCAAATGCACCTTTAGTAGGGAATAAGACAGGGAATGCATCAAATCGTACTTCAGCGTTAGCATAAGTACCACCTGTAAAGGTGCTAAGAGCTGCTGCAGTAGCAGTAGTTAAAGTAGTAGTAGCTAAGTTACCGGTATATGCACCAGTAACACTACCTGCACCACGATAGACAACAGCAGATTCAGATTCAATGAAACGTACATCATGCATACTACCTACTTCGCCTTCTGCAAGATTAGAAGCACTTGCATATTTATAAGCAGGAACATATACATATTCTGTTTGACCATTAGCAGTCACATCACCACGAACAACATTTTCAATGTCGAACTTAACTTCAGGACCGATAATTGCATAGAATGCACGATTAACTGTACGAGTATCTACTTTAGTAGAACCTGTAACAATAGAAGTGTTACGTTCTGCACGGTTACGTACAAGTTTACGAACACCTTTACGGATAAGGTCATAGCTGATTTGACTTAAATCATCTGTAGAACCGTTACCAGCATTAGAATCTACACCTACAGTAGCAAGTGATGTAGCTGTACCTGAGTACATTACGTTAGTAGTAGTTAACATATCCAATTGAATTAAGTCTTCACTACGTTGATTCGCAAGTAAACCTAGTTCTTCACGGTAACGTACTTGCATAATATCTTCAGAGAACAATTCTACTTCGTCAGTGTAGTCAATCATTTCACCATAACGAGCAAAAGATGTTTCCATTGTAACTTTTTTGATTGAACGATTATTGACAGCTCCTGCACCTTCAGCAAGTGCAGCATCAGTTGAAAGTCCAGTTGAAACATCCACGATATTACGAGCAGATAAAAAACCTTTCGTAGCAAAGTCAGGGTCTACACCATCTACACGATCAAAGATATGTAACCATTTACTTACTTTATACGTTTTACCCATATGCAAAGGCATAGAACGTCGATCTGCAAATTGTGCATATATTGCAACACTATTCGCAGCTTTAACGCCTGCTTTGTCGTAATAATGGATAATCGTATTAGCACCAGCAGTTGCTGTTGTAGTGCCATTTCCATATATATTAGTAGCCATAATAATTTACCTTAAGAGTTTTGCATGAGTTTATCGTACCATGCATCAAATTTTTCATCGTTGTCTTCTAAGTAGTCAACAACACCTTTGCTTCCAGGTCGTGCTCGAGTAGAGGAAGCAGCTCTTTTTTTATTAGCTACGGCTGAGTCATCTTTAAATTGCTGAGTTGCTTCTTTTGCTGGATCTTCTTGTTGCTTAAACAGACGTTCTCCAGCTTCTAGGTAGTACTCAATATCAGGTTTTGTCCCACCGTCTAACATTTTCATTTTTGTTGCCTCAGGAGATACTTTTGCAAAGACTCCTGATTTAACGTCAGAGTGTAATCCTGCAATCCATTGAGGGTTGTCTGATAAAGCTTGTCTTGATCTTTCATCCCATTGTTTACCGATAATTTCTACAGTTTGAGAATACTCTGGATCTGCCGAGATTTGGTTATCAATTTCTTCGAGAGCTAACTCGTGTTCATTTTTACCGTAATCTTTAGCTTGATAAGAGTTCTCTTCTTCTTCAGTGTCTAAATCATAAACATCAATCTTGTTATCTGTAATGAGCTTTTGTAAAGCTCCCTTATCTCCCTTAAGAACATCAATAGCTAAATTTAATTGCTCTTGGGAAATATTTTCTTCTTCAAGAGCAGAAATCATTTTCCTATAAGGAGAAATCTTTTGCATCTTTTGAGTATAATCCATAGCCTTTCCGAATACTGTTCCGAATTGGCTATTAATTTCCTCTTGTGTAAATTCAAAGTCTTGACCATTAGCTTTAAACTTATATAATTCAGAAGGAGTTTCTTCTGATTCTTCAGTGTCATCATCTGCAGGAGATTCCCCAGAAGGTTTTTCTTCTTCATCTTGCTCAAAAGCTTCTAAATCTTCAGGTTCTTCTGAAGTATTTTCTTTTTCACCTTCATTTTCATCTGCTAAACTTGTGTCAGTAGAGGATTCTTCTTCTTCAGCGGATTCTTCTGCTTCTTTTGCCCGTAGTTCACGGAGTTCTTCTAAAGGATCACTATCATCAGAAAAAATTCGTTCTCTTTCAATACCACTAGGCATCTAGAATCTCCTTCTCTTCTTCATCAGAATAGATAGGATCAGTAGCATCTACGTAAGCATTTTCAACCATTTCTAAAAAGTACTGTAAGTTACTTGCAGACACTAAATCTTCCATTATGTCAGGACGTAAGCCTTTAGATTTAATTTGAGGAACTGCTAATAAACTAACAGAAGCTAGAGCTTTATCTTTGAGATAACCTTCTTCAATAAGAACTTTAAAGTCATTATTTTTACGTAAATTTCTAAGTGCTTCACCTAGTTTAACTGCGTGTTCAGTATCTTGTTCAACAGATAAAATTTCTTCGTTTTCCATTTATATCACCTTTAAGTTAAGGAAGGGGAGGACTATCCTCCATTATTTCCTGCTAATGCAGTATCTAATACTTTTTCATGCATACGTTTTTTAAAATCTTGTCCTGAAGATTTTTCTAAAAAGTTTAAGTCTTTCAAGTCTGTATCGGAGTTTACTCCATGTGCTTTAGCTTCTTCAACCATAGCCTTAGCATTTTTAAGACGTTTATCTGTTTCATTTTCTGTAGCCCTAGATAACCGTTCTTGTATTTCAGCTTTAGTTTTTTCTATCTCAAGTTGCCTCATCTGTTGTGTCATAGGGTCTGGCTGAGGTTGGTACTGTTCTATTGCTTTAGCTAAATCAGGCATTTTATGGAGTTTAAAGAATTGACTCATAAGCATATGAAGCATTCCTGGCTCCATCTGTTGACCTAACGTTTGAAGCATAAAACTAAGTTCTTGCGCTTTAGCAGAGCTATCTTCAGCAGTAGTGACTTCCACCTGGATGTCTATTTTACCTGCAAGATCATCTCGTTTAATAGGCACAAACTCTTCATTACTTATACGTATAGTTTCTTCTTCATTAAGAAACTCACTGTTATAAGCCATCCATTTACGTAATAGAGGTTTAATTAAGTTTTCTGCTATATTCCTTACAATATCCATACGACGAACAGAAACAGCGTCTAAGACACCTTTAGAGGCTGTAGCAGTACTTCCAAGCTGATTACCCTCAATACCCCCTGAAAAGCTCTTAACACCCAACATAGACTCTGTTTCACCACTAAGCATACTGAGAACACTAAATATGCTAGATGGTAGCTGATTATAGTTACCTTGAAAGAAATCAGTAGGACTTCCGTTATACTCAAAGTTTTTGTTATTGAGAAAACGTTTTTTGTTTAAAGGATCTAATGCACCTTTACGTAAGCCTTTTTGAGCATTATTTGAGTTAGCTAAGTTATCTATGATACCTCGCTTAATTGCTGTACTTATTTTTTGGTTATCCCCAATAAGTTCACTATCTGCTTCTCCATAAAGCTTAAAGGGTTTTGCGTTGTTCTTAAGTAACAAGAAAGGATTTTCTTTATCTGGGTAAGGGTTATCTTCAAATTGTACAATTACGTCATCTACCCAAGAGCATATAATAGGTTTAACAATACCTGAACCATCTACATCAAAGAATCCCCAGTATTCATAAATAACAAGTTTCTTTCTAGGCTCATCAGTAAATTTGAAATTTGTAAGTTTACCGTCTAATTGGTTACTTGTAGCTTCATAGTCAGTATCTGCAAAACTTCCTGACTTAGATAGCTTATCTAAATTTTTATACTTTTTAGCAGACCTTAAAGAACTTAAGTCTGTTTCATACCTGTGAATTACAAATTGTGCTTTAGTAATATCACCTTTACAGGTAGGGTCCATGTAAACATCTTCAATTCTGCATACTTCTGCATGAGGACGGTTCTCAAGGACTTTTAGCTGTTTTGTTAACACTTCCCCTACTTGAATCTGTTGTCCTGTCATAGGGTCTGTGAGGAGCTGAGGGACAGGTACTTCTTCTACTTCATCCTCGTATTCCCAAGAGGTTTTAATAATTACAGTACCTTCAGCGTAACTTAATTTAATTACGTCTGTCATAAAAGCATAACGGTTAAATTGTCTAGTAAATTGGTAATTTAAAACTAATTGATTTTGTTCTGCTGCTTTACGATCTTCGAAAGTAACGGGGTTACAAGTAACAATGTCACTTTGAGAAACGAAAGGATCTTTAACAGATGCATGTTGCCATTCATCTTGACGTTTAATGTCTCGAGAAACGAAAGCACTTTTACCTTTTTCTTCGTTACCGTAAGGTTCTCCATTATATTCGTTTCGCCACTTTTCTACGTCATTTAAAATCTCAAGACGTAAAGGATCAGCTGCTCTCATATCAGCTTTAAAGGTAGCTAGAATTTCACTTTTTTTCATTTTCATATCTAATCTACCCTAAAGGTTACTTGATACTTTAAATTTATCAATAGAAGATGACCATGTTCCTGAAGGATTTGAAACTATTCCTTGTATTCTGTATAAACCTTTTAAGTCTAAATCTCCAGAAACGGAAAAGTAACTTATCTTACCATCTGTACCTGTTCCAGTACCTCCAGAAGATACAGGAGTAAATACCGCAGAGTTTGTAAGCACTGTACCGTCAGGTTTTCTTATAACTAAGGTCTTAGAAGTGGCGTTTGAAATATCTATAGGAGTTTCTACGCTATCTACGCATTCTACTATAGTTGCTAAAAACTCAGTGCCTATATCGTTTTGGCGAACAT